CGCAGGCAAGTCAAAGGAGAAAGCTTTATTTGCCAACGTAGCCTTGTCTTGAGACCTCTTAATTGAGGCTTCTTGATCAAAAGTACCATCGTTGGGGATAATCTTTAATACAGAGAACATGAATGAATGCAAAGGAGCCAACATATTTTGTGATATGCTGTCTACAATAGCAAAAATTCTTAGTTTCCCTGCAGCCTCCTCTTTCAAAGAAAACTGACCGAACTCTCCCGTTAAAGACTTTTTAACCTTTAATGCAGAGAATTCGTTCAGTCTAGATCCTAAAGTTGCTAAATCAACCATCTTCTCTTCGAATCATTGAGTTTTTCAACCCAGTGCTCTTATTGAAGACAGGTAATTATGCATTATAGGAAACATCTTCTCGTCTGAATATCATAACGTAGCATCGGTTATTAAACCATGCCATGAAACGGTATTCGTCGAAGAAGCTGATCTAAGAAAGTTGATCTTTCGCGGAGCTAAGTTACTCTTCTTAACAATAGAATTAAATCCATCAAGATAATGGAAGTAAACTCTAAAATTAGGAAGTTCTAAAAGACTTCTAAATCAAACATCAGAACCCGAAAAAGGATCTGTGATTGATGACGTTTTTAATTTATAAGAGCATTTCAAAACTCTATAAATTGAAAATATAGAAGACCAATAGATAGTAACTCTAGCATCCCCTCTCCTTATTCGATCTCTGTCTTTCGAACCGATTACGGCTGGAAATCCATTGATTAAACGAGGAAGGGGGAGACCTGGTTCTAAATCTCTAAGAGATTTTAACCGATCATCTCCTAAAGCTTTCTGAAGAGCCACATAACAAGCTTTCAATCATTTGATTGTAAAGTCTGCTCCGTGGTTCTTATTAAGTTTTAAGACTAGCTTCAGAAAATTTCTTGTAACCGTAGCCCGAGTAGTCAAGTCTCTCAATCTACCAAAAGATAAATACATTATTTGTCTTAAAGGAACAGATAGAGAGTCGGAAATATGATTTCCGATGGTAAACGTCTTAACAGTTTTAATCACACGATCTTTGAAAGAAACCAAATTAAGTTTTTTAAATTTAATATTGTGATTTTTCATTGATTAGTAATTAAAGTGCTCAATAAGACTTGGGTTGAGCTTCAATCCCAAGAATTTTGACCATTAGTCTGTTAGACTGCGCTGTTCTCTTTCGAGGACGCCAGTT